CTACAAGGACCAGCTAGGCGCGTATTCCCATTCATTGCGCTACATGACAGGCATTCAGCCTGAAGCTGGAGCGATCGTTGTGGCGCGTCGCTCTGGAGCCCCGCAAGTAAGGATTCTCACCGCTGAAGAATTGGCCGAAGCTGAGGCCCGCTTTGCACGGCGAGCCGCTGACTACTGGCTAGGGCTGGAACGTTGCTCGGGCTAAAGCCCTCGCGAAAACCCATTCATTGCCGCCTCCCAAAAAGCCATTCATAGGCTTGGATTCATGAGTCTCACCCTGGCGGTGGAGCGAACTTAAGGCGCCACCACAAAGGCCTGTCCTTGTGTTCTTCCATCCACTCACTACGGGTTAGCGGCTGGTACGGGAGCAGACAGCGGGTTCTGATTTTCCCTAGGTGATCATTGGCCTGCATTTCACTGTTCATTGTCAGGCCCCCTTAATGGTGAAACTTAGGCCCTTGGCTGGTACGTTCATCGCCTCCCATTGACCGGAGAGGCTCAGGATCTGGAGTTGATAGGTCATCGGCTGGATCGTGAGTGGATCGCTTGTGCTTTTCTAATGTAGCACCTTAAGGGTAAGTCTCGCGAGACTCACGCCCAAGGCGAGGCCTGAGTCTGGAGCGGACCAGACCAGCGCTTCACTTTGTCCATCGCTGCAACTAGGGAGGCAGCGCTCTTCACGTCGCCAGTAGCTACAGCCGTGTCGAACAAGTGCTGTAACTGCGCAAGGGTTGAACCTGGAGCGTTCTCTGCAAGTTCCGCAGAGTCTGGCCCATCGTCGCTCAGGTCAATCTCAGCGTGAGCGGCTGCCAGATCCGAATAGGCGCTGGAGCGTGAGATATGGAAGCGAGCGCTCAGCATGGTCGCGACTGCCGCGTTAGCGACGCCGCGCTCTAGCAACGCGCGAGCGTAACTCTGCCGATGCTGGACTTCTATCGAGGTTGCCATAGACCTGGAGCGTGTGGAGCGTGGTTGGCTCCAGAACTCTGTCACTGTAGCACCGAAAGGTGGAAAACCTGGACAAACTGGAAAAGCTGGACAAAAGCGCGGGGTCGTTGCGCTAGGTGATAGGATACTAGGGAAGTTCAAACCAGCTCATCCATGGCTGACCTACTCACCCCTGAGAACCTGGAGCGTTGGACCTCTGCGGATCCCGCCGCCGGCTTCGCCGGCAACTATGTCGGAGCGGACCTCTCAGACTTTTACTTGGCTCCCGTATCGGTTACCCGCGACACCTCCGACAGTTTGAGCCTTTCCAACTGGCAAGTGGTGACGGAAGAACTCCAGGGCCTGGCACGTCACGACGAAACCGGCATCACCCGTATGGGCCATTGGGCCTGTGGCTGGTACGAAATCTTCTTAATCCATGCCACAGACCGCGACTGCCTGGAGCGTGCTGATGAGTGGGCTGCCGATCTGGAAAGCTATCCCGTAGCGGATGAGTCACACCTAAGCGAGCTTGAAAGCCGCGAGGAAGATGAGGCTTGGGAGCGTTACGGCGAAGAAGATTGGCGGAAGGCTATCGCCAATGTCCTGGATCGTTACGCCCCAGCGGATTCTGACCAATGGTGGGCAAGCGACCTGGCCGATACCCTGACGGATGAACAACTAAGCCAGAGCTGGTACGCCGCTTGTGAGGCTGACGGCTGGCACTGCGAGCACCACTCCGATGGGCCTTGCCTAAACATTGAAGACGCCGCCGAAACTCTGACGGCTGGAACGCTATCGGAGCTTTTAGGCCGGGCGATTCTGCCGCTAGATCAGCAGTGGCGCTCCGAACCTTACCCGTGGCCTGGAGCGTCGCCGTCACCGCTCGCTACGCTCGCGGATCCGGCAGCACTGTGATATTGTAGTTTAAGTTCTCCACACCTAGGAACAATGCGCACAACAACAAAGCACCTAGAAGGCTCCCTGCAGGTTCTCAACGAAATGCTTGGACGTCCGGAAGCTCCCTACATCAACGGCGAGCCCGTTTCCGGCTGTATCTCTTACGAGAGCTGGAACGGTTCCTACCACATCACGGAATCGGTAGGGAGCGGCTGCCAGCGGCTGTCTGCCTCTGGAACGTTGCGCGAGGCTCACGCTTGGGTGTGCGCTGCGATTAAAGGCGTTCAGCTCACCCAAAATCAGCCCATCGGCTTTTAAGGTGCTACAGTAAGCAAGTTCTCCACCCATAGGAACCATGACTCTCCAATTAAGCCAGACCAAAACCAAAACCGAAGAACTGGCCTGGAACGCTTCCGAGCCTTCCGTGACCACTGAGCTCCAGCTAACGCTCCAGAACTCCGGCATCGACAAACCTAAGCCGACTGTCCAGATAAGCCGGACCGCTTTCCATATCCGGGACTATTACGGCGAGACAGACCGGATCAACTTCCGCTTCTGGAGCGATGCCGGTGAGATTAGTGACGCCGTTGTCGCTTTTGTCGCTGCAACGTATGACGGGCTCAGCAGTAGTAACGAGACTGTGAGGCAAGACGCCCGCGAGCTTCTGGATCGGATTCTGGGGGCTGCTGGACATGCCTAAGCCGATCCTGCAGCTACTGGCTGGAGCGTTGCCGGTGCTTCCGTTGCTGCTTTTCCTACTCTGAGCCAGCGATTCTACGGCCTCCCGATTGTGGGGGGCTTTTTTGTTGCCTACTATCAGAGGAAAGATCAGAACGGATTAGGCCTGTGGCTGACTCTGAAGGGCAAGAGAAGAAGACAAGCGTTGCCAACGATGAGTCGAAGCGATGGCGCGGTGGCCCTAGCTCTCAGGTGCGAATTGAGGAACGGGTGAACGCTGCCTACTCTCTGCTCCTGGAAGGGAACACCAGACGCGCCAATGCTGAGTTGCTTTCTAAGAGGTTCAACACGTCCCTGCGGACCGCTCACGAAGACATAGCCAAGGCCATGCGGCTTCTGAAAGAGGAGCGCCAGGCCGATCGCGAAGAAATGTTGAACGTGGTGACCGCAAATCGCCTCTCATTGTTGAAGCGATGCGTCCGCAAGGGTTCCTACCAAGTGGCGCAGCAGTTGCTCAAGGATCTAGGCGCCGCGGCCGGTGAGAATGATCCGGCCACGAATGACGCGCTCGCCGTGCCGCAAATCTCGATCCGCATCGAGGAGTAAGCGGCTGGCCCGCGCGCATCGCTGCGCCTGCTCCATTGTATCACAAAACGCGCGTGGCTTAGACCATGCGGCGCCTTACCATGCCGCGCCCCCACAGCCGGGGGTAATGGTCGGTTTTTCAGGTGGCATAGCGGCGGGTAGGGAACCTTCTGACAGATCTGACAACTAGTTCTTCCCTAGTACAACGGGGGTAGGGGTCGAGTTTGCCTGGAACGTCAACGGCCTCCCAAAATAATATGTGCTACAATTAACTCTTCTGTAGCACACCCCCGTGTTTCTAGCCGCCGTACTGCTAACCGCCAGCCCGGTACCCCGCGTCGCCTCCTACTGCCCACCCAACTACCAATTGGCTGGAGCGTATTGCGTCCCAACCACCGAACGCAACGCCATCCCCCGCACCAACTCCTATTGCCCACCCAATTACAAACTGGCTGGTGCGTACTGCGCCGAAAACGACCTATAATCTTCTGTAGCACACCCCCTTTTATGTACCCATCCGAGCAGATCCTCCAGCTTCCGATCGACTGCATGAAGCCTGGAGCGGAGGATGTGACCGCGATGAACAACCGAAATCTTGTGCTTGGAGCGTTGTACGAGTTAGATGGTCGCAACGACCCATCGCACCCCTACGCGCACACCTACACGGGTCTTTACCAGAAGTTTGTTTGTAAGAAATGACGGTTGCTGATGCAATCAGCCTGCGAAAAGCGCAGGGTGCCGTCTTCAAATCCCGCGACCGTTTCCGCGTCTTAGTCGCCGGTCGCCGTTTCGGCAAGTCTTACCTCTCCTGCATCGAACTATTGCGTGGAGCGATCGACAAGCCGGGCGAGGTGTTCTTTTACTGCGCCCCGACTTACCGGATGGCGAAGGACATTGCGTGGAAAACGCTCAAACAGCTGGTGCCACCGCAATGGGTCAAGAGCAAAAACGAGACCGACTTGAAGCTCGAACTCGTGAATGGGTCCGTAATCGAGTTGAAAGGCACCGAAAACGCCACCGCACTACGAGGTCGCAGCTTGAGCGGTGTGGTTTTGGACGAAGCTGCCTTTATGGACCCCGGCGTGTGGTTCGAAGTGCTCCGCCCTGCGCTAGCCGACAAGCAGGGATGGGCACTATTCATCAGCACCCCGGATGGAACGGCGAGTTGGTTCTACGACCTATGGTGCTACGCGGACGAGGAAGGCCGCGAGCACGGGTGGCGTCGTTGGTGCTACACAACCATCGAAGGTGGGAACGTTCCACCTGAGGAAGTCGAAGCCGCCCGCTCCCAACTCGACCCCCGCACCTTCCGCCAAGAGTTCGAAGCCTCCTTCGAGAACCTCTCCGGCCTCGTCGCCGTCAACTTCTCCGAAGACAACATCTCCAAAGACGTCAAAGACATCCCCGAACTCACCCTCTACCTCGGTCTGGACTTCAACGTCGACAACATGTCCTGCGTCTGCGGCGTCCGCGTCGAAGACGAACTCCACATTTTCGACGAAATCATCATGGTCAACGCGACCACCTGGGAAATGGCCGACCACCTCAACTCCAAATTCGGCCTGGAACGTCGCAAGGACATATCGCCCGACCCAACCGGCGCCGCCCGCAAAACCGCTGGCGTCGGCCTAACCGACCACGCAATTCTCCGCAAAGCGGGCCTCAAAGTAAGCACCCCCAAATCTCCTTGGAAAATCCGCGACAAGGTGAACTGCATCAACACGGCAGTTTTGGACGACGCTGGCGTCCGCCGCCTCCGCATCCACCCCCGCTGCCGTGAGACTATTAAGTCTCTCCGTACGCTTACCTACGACGCGAACGGCCTCCCCAACAAAAAGCTAGGCGTAGACCACCTTTTCGACGCTTTGGGCTACTTATGCCTAATGAAATTCAACCTGGCCAAGCCCCGCGCCATCGGCACCACAAATTACCGCGTATGGTAGTTACTAAGAACTTTTTGTAGTGCGACATGGCTCTTACCGTCGCCCATGGTACAAACCTAGTTGAGTATCACGAGTCCACCCCTCTCACCGCCGTCAACGACTCCCTCGAAGTCCACGCCGACAGCAGCGAATTCACTTTCGCCGCCGTCGTAACGGGTGGAGCGAACTTCACCTTGGCCTTCGAGTCCAATTTCAACGGCGGCAGCACTTGGTTTGAGCTGGACACCAGCAAAACCATCAACTCAAACGGCCAATACATCTACTTCTACACCGAAAAACCCTCAAACCGCATCCGTATGCGCATCGCATCCATTTCGAGTGGAACGCCAAGCGTTGTGGCCCACATCGGTGTTGCTTACCACGGCTAATTGCTGAGTACACTGCGGTAAGGGCCGTATCAGGTTTGTAATCGTGTATCCCAGCAACGATTTTCAGAGTTCATACGGCAACTACCTGATCGGCGCATCGCCAACCGACGATCCGTTTTATAGAGACACGGACGTCGCGGCGATGTCAGACGGCTGGCAGATCATGGAAGCCGTCACCAACGGCAGCGACTGGATCCGCCTAAACGCCGCTTCTTACCTTCCCCAAGAACCCCGCGAAGACGAAGACGCCTGGAGATCCCGCGTTCGTCGCAGCGTCCTCTCCCCATTTACGGTCCGAATCCTCGAAAACGCCGCCGGCCTCGTTCTTCGCCGCCCGGTCAAAGTAATAGGCAACGAATACTGGCAAGACTTTGCCCGTAACGTCGACGGTCTGGGCTCCTCTATCAACGAATACGCCCGTCGCGCCATGATTTCGGCGCTCACCTACGGCCACAGCGCCATCCTCGTCGACTACCCCAAAGACCCTGGAGCGTTGACGCTGGCGGAAGAACGAGCCCTTAGCCGCCGCCCCTACTTCAACCACATCGACGCCCCCCAAATCTGGGGTTGGCGTCAGGAAAGTACACTACCAAGCGCCCCACTTTCCCAAGTCCGCATCCACCAAATCATTACTCGCCCCGCCGGCAAGTTTGGCGAGGACAAGGTGGAGCAAATGACGGTGATTTACCCCGGTCGCTACGAAACCTACGAGCGCGGCACCGGCACCCCCAACCAAGACATCGTCAGCAGCGGCACGCTGAGCGTCGAAGAAATCCCACTCGTCCCGATTTACGCCTCTCGCGAGGGCATGTTGCTGAGCAAGCCCCCACTGCAGGACATCGCCTCCCTCAACATCACCCACTACCAACGCCAAGCCGACCTAATCCACGCCCTTCACATCGCCGCAATGCCCACCCTCGTGCTTGAGGGCTGGGACGAAGAGGCATCTAGCGCCTCGGTCGGCCCGAACTACGGCATTTCAATGGAGCCGGGCCACAAGGCGTACTACATCCAATCCGACGCCAGCAGCTTCTCCTCCCAAAGCGAAGAAATTCAGCAGCTTGAGCAACAAATGGCGACTTTGGGCGTCACAAAGCTGCTCGGCCAAAAATTCGTTGCGGAATCTGCCGACGCCAAGCGGGTCGACCAATCCCAAGCCAACAGCGTCCTCGCCATCTTGTCTCTGGAGATGGAAAGTGCCCTAAACGAGGCGTTTGCCCTTGCCGCCGCCTATCTCGGCGTCGAACCACCCGAAATTGTGCTGGATCGGGAGTTTGACTTCTATCGTTTGATTGGGCAAGACGTTGCGGTTCTCAACGACATCAACGCTCGCGGAGGTCTGACCGATGAAACATTCCTTCGAGTCCTCCAGCGGGGTGAAGTTCTCCCCGATAATCTTGACATTGAAAAGGAGATGGGGGCTATTCAACGCCTTCGTACTGAAAGCGATGTCTCTAGACCCGTCGAACAACCGATCCCCCCAAGTTCTTGAGACGCTGGCGGTAACGCTAGCCATCGTCTTATCCCTAACAGGCGGCGTAACAGCAGTCGAGATGCGTTACGCCAAAGCCGCCGACGTCAAAGAACTCGTCGACAACGTCTACTACAAAACAATCCAACTCCGCATATTCGAACTGGAACTCAAGGACAGGAACCAGCTCCAGCCCTACGAAAAAGCCCTCCTAGAGCATCTAAAGCGCGAACTATCTAAGTCCTAAACCCAATAGGCTGTAACTAGTCAAGTACTTCTTATGGACCCAAGCACTCTTGCCGTCATCGCAATCCTGGCTGCCGCCGGAAGCGAAATCCTTACCCTGCTGCCCATCCGCAGCAACAGCTGGGTCCAGCTGGTGATCAGCGTCCTCAACGCCATCTCCCGAAAAAAGTCCTGACCCCAACCTGGCTGGTGCGGTTTAGCACAAGGGACTGGCGCGACAACGTCCACCAGGCGGCAAAGGACTTCAAGTTCCAAGCCACCCTCAAACCTCGGCTAGACCGCGCCATCGAGGACTGGCACGAAGCTCAGCCACAAACAACAGACCCTGTTGTCGTTAATGAGCCGATTGATGACGAGCTACAAACGGGCGAGAGCCGTTTGCTTGGAGGGGGCATGAGCATTCACGCCCCTTGGACCCAAGATTCAGACCGCGTCTGACGCCGAGTCACCGGCCTCTTCCATAGCACCCTGTTCCACTACTTCAGTAGTTTCAGCTTCGGGCTTTGTAGCTTTGCTCTTTGCTGCGGCCTTTTTCTTGGGCTTAGCAACAACCTCGGCTGGTGCGTTGTCGTTAAAGACGACGCCCGCGATAGAAAAGCGCTTTTCAGCCATCGGACACTCAATACTGTGCTTATATTATGGGCTAAGACCTGTGGTCTTGTTTTAG